CGGCTGCTAATATTAGGAGTAGCAATTACACGACCGTTGACTCCAGGATCTGTTTGAATCCAAAATCCAGGACCCGTACCGGCTGTGCCATCAACGATGTTGATCTGGCCACGCAGATTAAATTCTAGATCATTGGCGTAATACAGTATATCGGGTGCGTCTTGTGGTACTGTAAATGTGATTAGGCCGCCACCAGCACCATTGTTAAACACTCCATCTGAATATATGTTTGTGGTTCCGAGGCTAGGCTCAGTCTTGATATAAAATGCCCAAGGAAAAGTTTGAGTCAAATTAAACACATAGGTATTACCACGAGTCAACGTCAATGTAGGATTAGGATAAAAATCAATGTTCCAACTGCTGGCGTCATTGTTGGTCACACGAAAGTTGACTGTTTCTGTTTGATTCTGTGCCACATTAAAAGTATAACTGCCACCGCGTACTAAAGTAAGTGCAGGATTATCACCAGTTGCACCTGAGAACGTATACACTCCGTTGGCTCTGGTAACTGTAAAACTGTCAGTCAGTGGAACTCCAGTAGCTGATACATCCACTGCCAAAGGGCCGCCTGGTAACCAATAGTATTGAGCATAGTTTACAAATTTGTCAAGATCAACAAACGGATCCCAGGTGTAATAGTCGCTGGTATAAAGTCTTTGTGGATCGTCAGTAAATGCACCTTGCAATTGCAGTGCATCGTTGATTCCAGGATAGGTTATAGTATCAAATACACGGGCACTATCTGCTGGATCAATCTGTACCACTCCTGGTTCAAGTTGATAATCTGTGCGAGTTTTTGTGGGTTCAACCACATATCGGTCATTGGCATTGACTCCAGGACCAACTCGACGACCAATAAATCCTTGGGTTTGATTATATTGCGGATTTTGTATTAGCTGATCTAGTGTGGCCGCTAGGAATTGACGATTGATCGGAGTCTGGAATATTTCTGGCAGGAAATCTACACTGCGAACCTGTTTCATTAAATTACTCCGCTGCCAGGAGCAGTTTGTAAATTAGTACTGGTCAATGCAGTGATAACCTCAACGTCATTGACTGTGGCTCCATTGACAAAAATTTGATTAGGAGCTGATCTAATTTCGTATAAATCACCAAAACTTTTTTGACTATTCAACGGAACTAATACCACACTGCTTACAATATCGCCAATGTTTTGATGTATGTAGGCCGACAGTTCACTGAAGTAAAATGTATCACCAAAGTTCCAATTGGCTAGATCAAAATAAGCATTCATATTGGCCACGACCAAATTTTTAATAGTGCTTACACTGGCTGTGCTATTGGCAGAACGGATTACTTTAATTGTGGCTCTTAGAGCCGAATCTGCTTTTTGTCCAAACAACGGTTGGAAATCTACACTGTTAAGAATCATGTTGTCAGATATCATTTTGTAATTTTGTAGGCCTTGGTAAGCAGTATTCAACTGATCAATTGTGGGCACTGTTGGCTCTGTGACTGTGCCAGTGGTGTCTTGTAACCAATTGATATAGGATGTGTAGTATGAGTTGGTGACTATATAAACATCAATAATGTTAGTAGATCCTGGATCAATTCTGCTAGTCAATGGACTGTTATGGCGATATTGGAAATATAAATCTTGCCGTCCTACTTGGGCCTGATATCCGTAGGTCTGAGTCAGGGTTGGATTGTTAAGACTGTCTACACCCAAGATATAAAATACCTGGGCGGCTCCCAAGGAATCTGTTTCGCTGTACGCATAAAATACCTGGCCGCTCACATACTGACTTTGTACTGCTTGTATGTCTGACAGGGTTGCATAATCACTATTAACAATTCCTGCCTCAATTAACAAATAACGTTGTAAATTATCAAAGTCTAATGTGGCCTGGAAGAACACATATTTCTGATTGGAATCAACCGACGGTGCTACAATATCGTTAAAGAAATCTGGATTGACCGGTGCGATGTCTCCGCCGGTTCTATCAAAACTGACCACAACTTGGAAGTCATCAACTAGGCCGTCGCTGAGTACAGGTTGATCAATAATAGTCACTATATTGTCTGAGCCCATTGGTGTTGAACTATCAGGCCGACTGTTAACTTTAAGTATGTTGATGTAGTCGCGTATTACTGTGCCAGTTCTGCTGTCGTAGATAGGATCGCTGGTATAAAAGAAAAATCTGGTTTGTAGCACACTGCCAAAATAGTACTGCAAACTTCTTGAAGATACTGTGTATACTGATCCATTGAAGGTTGCTTGTATCAACCATAACGCATCAAGGTTGGTACCTGCGGTGCTTTGTGCATTTGCCAAACTAAAGGTGGCATCTACAGCAAGGTTGTTGGAAGTAATCACATACCAGGTATCGGTAAGATTGTTATAACCTAGACCAAAATTTTGATTAAGTGAAATTTGTTCAACTACACTTTGTTGTACACTGGTAGGAATATCTGTGGTAAACACTGGAATCACCTGTACGGGAATTGCTCCAGTGGGTACAAAATTGTTTAAGACCACGGGGCCTATACCCGATGGCAAGTTGCCTAGTCCTTGTGCTGTTCCTGCCAGATATACCGCTGTGGGGCTAGCCCAGATTGTGAGTTTTTCGTCGGGCTGAGTAGGTACTCCCACTGCCAATCGATTACTGGCAGTAAAATAATATCCCGACGGAGCTGCAAACTGTACCAGACTGCCCTCTGTGATATACTTGCCGTTGTTGCTGGCAAATCCGCCAATGGCCACAGGATTTCCTAGGGCATTTTCAAAATAACCCGTGGTCTCATTTGTGATTGCAGTACTTTGATGCCAGGTATAATTTAATACCGCAATGTTGGGTCGCGGAAAATTAGCATAGTAAAATTGTTGTAGGCCAGCACCAACAGTCAACGGAGCAATTTGATTGATTACCGCATCTGAAATATCATTAGAAGTCAACCACGAAAACTGGAAAGTCTGCAATGCATTGGATTCATACAAGGCACCGTCGCTGGCAAAAATATTTGTACTGGAATATTTGCCAGTACCATCCACCAGATCAAGATAACGACTGGTACCAATGCTGGCACGATTAACGGCTGTACTTTTGAGAATGCTGTTGTATTGTGTAAACGGAAAGTTGGTATAATCTTCGCCGTTGACCATGCGATTTTGTGTATAGTACTGAGCAGGAGCACGTTGTTTAATTTCTGTAATGGTCTCACGTGCCTGGGCATTGGTCACTGGTTCTGTGATGCCACAGGTAAATGTAATTGTTTCAATTTGTCCTGTGCGACTTACATAACTGATAGGCACACTTACACTTTGCATTTCTACTGGGTTGATGATATATTGTAGACCGTTGCTGGCACGAACATAGGTACGGAAAGTGCCCACGGGTATTGTGGCAAATATACCGTCACCAAAGTTTAACGTAATTTGATCATTGGTTCTACTACTGACACTATAGATATCTCTTGTGCCGGGCGCCAATTGTTCTACTGCGGCCGCATACACACTTTGCACTTGTTCCCAGTAGCCGGCAATATTGCCTAGGTTGTCTAGCTGATACAACCATATGTCGGTATTGTTGATGCCTTCTATATTGATGTCCACGGCACGATTGTCAATACGTTCTGGCAAGTTAAAATCTTGATTTTGTAACACTCCTTGTTTGAACAAGAAGAAAAATCCTGTGTTGGCACTAAGATAACCTTGCTGGTCATTACGGAACAACACATTGAATTGTCCATCTGGTAGTGGAGGAGGCTCATATACAAAACTTGCACCAGCGGAAGTAGCGTTGACTACTTCAAACGGCATGTTGACCGTGTCTATGGTGGAGGTATAAGGGATCACTGGCAGATAACCTGGGATCAAGTTGATGGTATACTCTTGTGTATCTACTCCCAGAATTGTTTGACGACTGCCCGGATTACCAAACTTTTGTGTATTGACCAAGCTCGCATTAATAATGGACGTAAATTGTTCTTGCCAATTAAGATTAGTTGGGTCTGCCCAGTTGATAGTAAGATTGGCCAGATTAATACCGTTAAAATCTGTGATATTTTCTGTGGTGCTGACTGAAAATACTTTAAGGTATCCTGCTGCTTCTGTGTTGCGTTTGGCTGTATAACTGACCAAATTTGCCAATCGTACCACGCTGTCTCTACGTTCGGCTGTGTCTAAATAATTTTCACGTGTGTTTAAATCTGTGCGGAATGCCAAACTTTGGCCCATAAAGGCCATGACGTCAAGCAGAGCAATAAACTCGCTAGACTCGATATAATCATTAAATGTTTCTGGGTAATATAGGCGTAAGTAATCTACAAAACTCTTGCGTAGTGTTTCAAAATCATAACTTTGAAAGTCTGCTTCGCGATAGGTTTGATAGATTCGTTTCCAATCTTCAACACCAAAAATCGCAGTTTGTCTCGAGGTTGTGGCCATATGTGTTCCCAGTTCTAGTATTTATGGATCAAATAATCTGGGTAGTTAAACGTAAGTGGCTGTGCGTTGTTGTTGGTCAAAAAACAAGCTAAATTGTTGTGCTGTAGTACTGGGCACCACAGCCAAGCCTAACTGAATTAAGATGCCATTTTGTTGAGGAAATACCTGTACACCACTGACAAAAAGCCTAGGATCCCCGGCGCATACACGTTGTATTTCTCGATATATAGCATCCAGTGTTTCTGGAGTTTGATTTTCAAACAGATAATTCCATATCACGGTGCCATATCCAGGCCTGCCAGGCAATTCGCCTTGACGTATGTTAAAGGCATTGAGCAAATCAATTTTAATAAGGTCAAAGTCCACGGCTGTGAATTTTTTGTTTTGACCTATGGTGTTGAATCCGATAAATGTAGGCATCTTGTATTTACTCTATTAAACTATTGAATTTATATCGTTTGTTGCTGTTGATGCCAAACTATTAACTTGCGAAGCTATACCACCCAAAGACGACCCGATGGCATTTTGTACTGTTCCTAGTAAATTGTTGGCGCCAGCCTGTAGATCTTTTAATTTGTCTTGAGCAGCACTGATATCAAGTATAGCAGCCACAGTAGGAGAACTAGGATCAGGATAACCAAAACTGGGTGTGGGTATTTTACTGCTGCCAAATATTTTAGCAGTGGCTACATCCACTGTGGCACGATTTACAGTGTTGCTGAATCCTCCAGCTGGTTGGGTAGCAGCCACTAAACTATCGCTAGAACCGCCCAGTATACTGCTGGCACTTGAACCCAACAAGTCAGTCAACTTGGACAAACTGCTGAAATTGCCAAGATCGGGTATAGACCCTTTGAGCGTGTCCAAGGCACCTGTGACTGAGCCAGTGAGATTACTGGCCACTCCGGACAAACTGCTGAGTGCTCCTGTGGCTGTGCTAGACAAACTGCTCAAACTGCCAAGATTAACCCCGCCTAAATTGTTTAAAGCACTGAGTGGATTGGTCGCACCGGTGGCAAACTGCGAAGCTTTGCCCAAGGTATCCATGGCGGTCTTTACTGTGGGAAGGCCAGGGACCTGGCCTTCGGTCAAGGTTCCTAAACTGGGTATCCCCGGCAATGTAGAGGTCAATGATCCAATCGACGGCAGGCTCGATGTGATTGAACTTATTGCCGGTATGCTACTGGCCCACTGTGCTGTAAGATCTGTTCCAAATTTACCTGCATTGGCCACCAACGCACCTACCCCTTCATTCACCGTTCCTTTGATTTTGTCAACTACACTGGAAAGATTTTGCAGGTTACCGCCTACTACACTGTTTATGGCACCGGACCCTATACTTTGCAAATTAGTTACTGCGGATGAAGCCAATTGCCCCAACGGTGAACTGGACAACGCCGAGGTCAAACTGCTGACATTGGGTAATCCTGCGGTAAGGCCACTTAAACTAGGTAACCCAGAGGTCAGGCTAGTTATATCAAACGACAATCCAGTGGCAGCACTTAATTCAGACAAAGATTTTAAACCACTTTGTGTGTAAATTTGGCCCTTTAAGGCCGAAATAGATGCAGTCACAGGCGGGGATATTACACCAGCAGCAGTCAAACTATCAAATCCATTGCTCATCAGACTTGACATGGCCCCGGCCTGGGCCGATGCACTGTTAAGAAAATCTTTGGCACTGTTGATACCATTGAGTCCTGTGAAGATTCCAGGAGCATTAAGAACTTCAGTCAATGGTGCAGGGTCAAATATAAACTGTCGCCAAGTTCCGGGCTTGACATAGCCTGCTTGTTCTAGTTGTTGCACGGTGAGTCCATATTGGCCAACTCCTTTATCGTTGGTCATGACGTCAGTTGGTTGGTCCACAGAGTTTGATATCTGTGCCATAAGTCCTTGTACTTGACCCGAACTCAATGATCCAATAGCTGGTGCTGTAAATCCTGTTCCGTTGATTGACGCTATATTTGCCTGCGTTATAGGATTAGTCAATAGGGTATTAATCAACGATGGAATACCGGCCACTTGCGGTAGTCCATTAACGATGGCCAAGATTACTGTATCGTCTACTCCGGCTGTACCACGATCCAATCGACTCAGTGCAAATTTAGCCAAAGCTGATGTGGTGCTAGTAATACTCTGACCAGCGGC